ACCAATGTAAATGTCGGTCACTTCGGTCATTTACGACTGAGCAGCGCCCGCTGATGCGCGAGCCTCGAAGTGACCAATGTAAATGTCGGTCACTTCGGTCTGCGCTCACGTCGGACGATTTAAATGTCGGTCACTTCGGCGTTGAGGAATTCTCTTAAGCTAGAACGAAAGTAAATGATGGTCACTTCGGCTAATACGAACGGATATCACGGGTCACTTCGGCGTCAACATAGTCGTACATGACGATTTACGGAAGTAGACGAATGATGCTCATTTCGGTCGCGAGAAATTCGCCCTAGGGAGGTACTGGAAATGCAATTTCGTCAAATTGACGACGCATCGAAACTGAAAGCGTCTAGCTGTCGCTATTGCGGGTGTACCGATAAGACGCCATGTCTTGATGGTATGGACGAACCTTGCTACTGGATTGAACAGCCGACGCGGACGCGTGACGGCGTTTGCTCGAATCTCAAGTGCGTGACCGTATTCCGTCGCGACAAGAAACAAGCGAAACGCGTCGCGCATAAACAAGCGAGAACGTCCGCGCGCGCGCTCTAACCATAGGCAGGCTTGACATTTACTGCTATGCTACTCTGGAGTCAACGCTCGACTCGGTCTTTCGCGCTGGCGACCTTAAAGCTGCGTGCTCTTCGTTTTGTCGAAGTGTCTCTCCGCAATCGTCGTCACTGTCTGATTCCCGCGCATTGGACGCGAGAAGACCTCGCGCTTCATTCCTGTCGCGACGGAAGTCACGCTCACCTATCGAGCGCTGAAGTTCACGACGCGCGCGTTCATGCGCTGGTCGAATGGGTTCTCGAACCGGTCCGAAACCGCGATCGCGGAATCGTCCGTCTCTGTCGTCAGATTTCCGCTCGCGGTCTGTCATGTCGCGTGGGTGAGCTTCTCGCGCTCGCGGTCTCAAAGCGCGAACATTGGGCGCGTCTCATGATTGCGGACATCCGAATGAACTCGAGGTTCGCGGAATGACCAACCTGCCAGCGAGACCGATCGCGGGCGAACTGATTCAAGTCGTAAGCGCGGTGATTATCCTGACGGCGGTCATCGTTCTCGGTCTTCGTCATCAATTCGTCGTCGCCGGTTCTCTGACGCTGGGCGTCGTCCTGTATTTCGTCGGTCGTCATTTTCGTCAAGCGCTTTGAAACCATGCCTTATCGAGCGAAACGAATTTGTTCTGTTCCGGATTGTCGGACGGTGACCGACTCGACCTATTGTCCGCGTCACCGGACGATAAGCAATCGTCGTTATCGAGAGCGTCGCGGACGACATTACGACCGGCGGCGCTGGCGAGATCATCTCCGCGCGCTGATACTCGCGCGCGATCCGCTCTGTAAGATCGCGGTGAAGTGCGATGGGACCGCGCTCTCGGTCGAGGTCGATCACATCGTCCCGCTCTCGCGCGGCGGCGACGACTCGGAAGCGAACCTTCAAGGCGCGTGCCGCGCATGTCATTCATTCAAGACCATTAGAGAGACTGGGGGAGTCATGACGGACGGGATAGGGGGACATTTTCTGAAAACGGTCGGCGCGTGACGACCGCGCCGCAGTCGCGCTCGCACGCGCGCGAAATTCGGGGGGGGGGGGTCAAAACGCCGGTCCGTCTGAAGAAACGATCGAAACATTCGGTCATCGAGTGGCCGCTGTCGAAGTTCTCGCCGTACGCGCGGAATCCGCGACGGAACGACGACGCGGTCGAGAAGATGATCGCGAGCATTCGCGAGTTCGGGTTCAAGATTCCGATTCTCGCGCGCTCGAACGGAGAGATCGTCGACGGACATCTTCGACTGAAGGGCGTCGTCGCGGGGAACGCGAACGGAGCGTTCAAGCTCGACCGTCTTCCGGTCATTCTCTGCGACGAATGGTCCGCCGCGCAGGTCAAAGCGTTTCGCTTACTCGCGAACCGGTCGGTCGCGTGGGCGAGCTGGGACGAGGAACTCGTCGGTCTCGAACTTGAAGAGCTTCGAGAACTGAAGTTCGATCTCGACCTGACCGGATTCGAAGCGACCGAGATCGAGAAGTTCCTTGCGAGCGGAGATGTCGCCTCTCCGGAACAGTTCAATGAATACGACGAAACTATCGAGACCGAATTCCAGTGTCCGAAGTGCGGCTACCGCTGGAGCGGTACGCGGTCGATGCCGGTCACGACGGACGAGCCCGCGAAAGCTAACGGGAAACGCGTCCGCGCGTAAGTGGACGACGACGCCGTTCGCTCGCCGGACTCGCGTCGATGAACCGTGTCCGACGATCATGCAACATGGTCGAAGCATGAGCGGAATTCGCGTCAGTCTCGCGCGTGAACGCGCGCCAAGCTCTTCCGTGAAACCGTCGTATCGAGTTCCGTCGATGAACGAGATCGCGCGGATTCGATCGAACGGTTATCGAGTGGTGTCGACTTTCTCGGGCGCGGGCGGTTCCTGTCTCGGATTCAAGATGGCGGGCTATCGCGTCGTCTGGGCGTCCGAGTTCGTGAAACCGGCGGCGGACACTTATCGCGCGAACCATAAGGGCGTACTACTCGATACGCGCGATATCCGGAAGGTCGAACCGGTCGAGATTCTTCGCGCGACCGGACTCGCCGTCGGTCAGCTTGACGTGCTCGAAGGTTCGCCGCCTTGCGCGTCATTCTCGATCGCGCGTCACCGGCGCGAATCCGGCTGGGGGAAAGTGAAGAACTATTCCGAAACGCGACAGCGGACCGACGACCTGTTCTTCGAATACGCGCGAATTCTGAAAGGACTTCAGCCCAAGGTCTTCGTCGCGGAGAACGTGTCCGGACTCGTCAAGGGCGTGGCGAAAGGTTACTTTCTCGAAATTCTCCGGACCTTGAAGCTCTGCGGATACCGCGTCCGCGCCCGCGTTCTCGACGCTCAATGGCTGGGCGTTCCGCAAGCTCGACAACGTCTTATCTTCCTGGGCGTCCGAAGCGATCTGAAACTCGAACCCGTCTATCCGCTTCCGCTTCCTTACCGGTACTCGGTCCGCGACGCGCTTCCGTGGATTATCCGCCATGAGCACATGGGACCGCACCACGTCGTCCGCTTCGCGACGGCGAACAAACCCGCTTATACGGTCTCGCAGATGGGAACCTTCATGAAGAAAGCGTCCGACTTCGCGCGCGTCGAGGTCGAGACGCGGCTTAGTCCGTCGATGGCGCGCGAATACGACCGGATTGGAGTCGGAACCGCGCAGAAGAGCAAGCGTTATTTCAATCTGAATCGCGCGAATCCGCGACGGCCGTCTCCGACGCTGACGCGCGTTCCGGCGGCGGCGATCGTCCATCCGTTCGAGCGACGGTATTTCTCGATCGGAGAACTCAAAAGGATTTGCGCGTTTCCGGACGATTTCGTCCTGACCGGAAACTATCGTCAGCAGTGGGAGCGACTCGGTCGCGCGGTCCCGCCCTTGATGATGCGGAGCGTCGCGCGCGTCATCGCGACCGAGATACTCGACCGGCTCGCCGCGTGAGACATGAACCCATACTCCGACATCTGCGCGAACCGTCACGGCGGAAATACGGAGTCGATCGACGCGAATATCGACACCGCGCGAAAGAAAGCTCGCGACCGCGCGCTGATTACCGATTTCTTCCGTCGTCACGGTCCGCACATCTGCGAGGAAGCGGAAGCCGCGCTCGACATGTCGCATCAGACCTGTTCGGCGCGTATCTCGGAATTGAAAGCCGACGGAATTCTCGAACCGACGAAAGACCGTCGCGAGACGCGGACCGGTTCGATGGCGCGAGTCCTAAAGCTCGCGTCAGAGGATGCGCCGACCCCGACGCCCACTACGTCACCCCAGCCGGAACCGGTGAAGCCTCGTCCGAAACCGGTTCCGGTCGTCGGCGCACCCCTTCAAGGTTCTCTCTTCGATGTCTCACCGAAACCGAAGCGACCCAAGAACGCCGCCTGACTCCTAGACTACATCTGTGAACCCTACGCTCGAAAAGCCGCCGGCTGCTGTCGACGACCTGACGGTCACCGGTCCGTGGAAGTTCGACCGCATGGTAGCCGATGTGTTCGCGGACATGCTCGCGCGCTCGATTCCTCAGTACGAACTCATGCGCGAGCTTGTCGCGGAACTCGCGGTCACGTTCGCGCAGCGCGATACCTGGATTGTCGATCTCGGGACTTCGCGCGGCGACGCGCTCGACAAGCTCGTCCGCTTCCTGGGGGCGACGAACCGGTATCTCGGCGTCGAGGTCAGCGAGCCGATGATCGAGCGCGCGCGCGAGCGCTTCGCCGGTTACATTCAGACCGGTCTCGTCGATATCCGGGCGCTCGATCTCCGGACCGATTATCCGCGCGTGAACGCGAGCGTCACGCAAGCGGTGCTGACGCTTCAGTTCGTACCCATCGAATACCGTCAAGCGATCGTTCAATCCGCGTACGACGCGACCGCCGTCGGGGGCGCATTCATACTCGTCGAAAAGGTTCTCGGCGCAGGCGCGAAGCTCGACGCGCTCTTCGTCAAGCACTATCTCGAACGGAAACGTCAGAACGGATACACGGACGAGCAGATCGAGCGGAAGCGACTGTCGCTCGAAGGCGTTCTGGTTCCGATCACCGCTCAATGGAACGAACTCCTGCTCCGTAACGCGGGCTTCACCGACATCGACTGTTTCTGGCGCTGTCTGAATTTCGCCGCCTGGGTTGCGGTGAAACGCTAACGATTTTATGTTCGACCTTCTCTCAATGGGAACCTCGCCGGTTCCGCTTCCCCCTCCCGGTAGTTAAAAGTCTTGCGAGGACGACGGCCGAAACCGACCGCGCTGCGGAAGCTCGCAGGAAACCCCGGTCACCGGAAGATGAACCACGCGGAACCGAAACCGGTTCCGGGCGCGCCCGTCTGTCCGGATTATCTGACCGGCGCGGCGCGCGACGAATGGTTCCGGATTTCCGCGCTTCTCGCGAGCGCTGGCGTGCTGACCGATATCGACGGAACCGCGCTCGCCGCCTACTGCGAATACTTCGCCCAGTGGCGCGAAGCGCATGTAAAACTCCGGAAGACCGGAAATCTCATCAAGACGCCCAACGGATATCCGGTCTTGAATCCTTATTTCATCATCGCCAAGAGCGCGTTCTCTCAGATGGCGCGGCTTCTCGTCGAGTTCGGAATGACGCCCTCGTCGCGAGCGCGCGTCCGCGTCGAGAAACCCGTCGGACCGGAAGACCCGCTTGACGCGTTCTTGAAACAGCGAACCGCGAGTTCGTCTCCCGCTCGAATTCAATGAAGCAAGTCAGAACGAAGAGCGAACCGATTCCGATCGCGGAACGGTACGCGCGCGATGTCGTGTCCGGTCGAATCCTGACCTCGCGTCAAGTCCGTCTCGCGTGTCAACGTCATCTCGACGACCTTCGCGATGGAGCGAAGCGCGGTCTTTACTTCGACCGCAGCGCCGGTCAGCACGCGCTCGATTTCTTCAAATTCCTTCGTCATTCGAAAGGCGAATGGGCCGGTCAGATCTTCGAGCTTGCCGACTGGCAGCAGTTCGTCGTCTGGGTTCTCTTTGGATGGAAGCGCGCGGACCATACGCGGCGCTTCCGGACCGCTCACGTCGAGGTGGCGAGAAAGAACGGGAAGTCGACGCTCGTCGCGGGCGTCGGTCTTTATCTGTTCTTCGCGGACGGGGAACCTGGAGCGGAGGTCTACTGCGCGGCGACCAAGCGCGACCAAGCGCGAATCGTGTATTCGGAAGCGGAGCGCATGCGGTCCGCGTCGCCGTCGCTCGCGAAGCGGATTGTCAAGTTTCGCGACAATATGAATGTACCCGCGACCGCGTCGAAGTTCGAGCCGCTCGGAGCGGACGAAGACACGCTCGACGGATTGAACGTTCACGCCGCGATCGTCGACGAGCTTCACGCGCACAAGTCGCGCTTCGTCTGGGACGTTCTCGATACCGGAACAGCGTCGCGCCGTCAGCCGATGATGTTCGCGATCACGACCGCCGGATTCAATCGACAGTCGGTCTGCTGGCATCAACGCGAGTACGCGGAGAAAGTTCTCGAAAGAATCATCGCGGACGATACGATCTTCGGGTTCATCGCGACGCTCGACGACGGTGATGATTGGGAAGACGAGACGGTATGGACCAAAGCGAATCCGAATCTCGGCGTCTCCGTAAAAGTCGACGACCTGCAACGGAAAGCGGAGAAAGCGAAGAACGACCCCGCTTCGCTGAATTCCTTCCTGCGGCTTCACTTGAATCAATGGACGCAGACCGACACGCGATGGATGCCGGTCGATACCTGGACGGCGTGCTCCGCTCCGTCCGTCGCGATCGGTCCGGTCATCTCCGCTGACGCGAAGCGCGCGCGCGCGGACCTTCTGGAACGCGCTGTCGGGCGACGGTGCTTCGGCGCTCTTGACCTGTCATCGAAAGACGATCTTACCGCATTCGCGCTCGTCTTCACGTCGGTCGAGGACGACCCGCGATGGTACGCGGTTCCCTGGTTCTGGGTGCCGGAAGACAGCGTCGAGAAGCGCGTGAAACTCGGACGCGTTCCGTACGATGTCTG